TAGTATTTGCGTGTGCCTGCTGCTAACGAGCCGCCGTTTTTAATGCACAGCATAATAACATCATCTGCTTCAATGGTGCTATTGGTTAGTACAAATTCATCTGCATCGTGCCCAGCAATGCCAGCGGCAAATAGAACAATTTCGCCTGTAATTTTGTTGAGCGTAATACCAGTGGTGCGACTTGTTGCTTGAGTTACAGTGCCGCCCGTGCCAGCGGGGTAACCCATCTTGCCGGAGCTAAGAGTCTGGCCTGTACCCTTGGGTGTGATGTTGATGTTAATGTTGGTGTCTGTACCGTCTGCGGCCAACGTGCTGCCGCTAAGATTGCAACCTGCTGCTGCGGCACTCGTTGCCAGCGTCGTAGACTCAATCAACGTAAGCCCGGTAAACGAGCCAGTAAGCGTAACACCTGAGATCGTGCCGCCCGTAGCAACAAGATTGGTAATGCCTGTGATTGTGCCGCCGGTAATATCAACCTTGGACGCAGTGACCGAACCTGTACCGTTGGGGGCTAGTACAAGATTTCCGTTGGTATCTAGTGTAGAGATGGTGTTGCCATCTAAACGAATATTGTCTACCGAGGCAGACAGAGTGCTAAGTTTTAGCGCCGTTGCTACTCCCGTGCCGCTATAAACTATCTTTTCAGTAGCCGTCGGGCCGTCATCAACGTGAATCAGTTGATCATAGGTACTAGCAATTGTTGAACCCGTCAGGTTAACTGGCATCCTTAACTCCTAAAAACAAGGGGCCGAAGCCCCTTGTAATCTACATCACGAAGCAACTAAAGGTACAGAATACCATTGAGTTGCAGATGACGCAACTAGCATAGTGCTGGTAAGGTTTGTAATGCTATACGAACCGTTTGCTGAAATTGCATTAATCGCTGCTCCGGTAGCAGGGTAGATAAGCAACGCGCCAGCGGCGGTATTTTTAACAATTACGGTTGCACCAGCAACGGCGGTAGGCAATTTAACGCCTTTTGTGCCGTCAGCAGCGGAAACAACATTCAAACCTTCAGCCAATGCAGCCGCAGTAGCTTGGTTTGTACCCGCAGCAGCCGCCGCCGTAACAACCATGCGAACACCGGTAGTCACAGTCATCGTTTGCAATACTGCTTTACCGCTGTTGATGGTCACATTGTCTTGTGCAATACCACTATAAACACCCATGATTTTCTCCTTTTAAGAGCAGGGGCCGAAGCCCCCACTGGGTTTAGTTGGCGTTGGCAACAATAGCAAAAACATTCATCACGCAGTTAGCTGGAACAGCGGTGTTGATCAAAAGATCAATCGTGTCAGCAGTAACTATGATGGATGGGTTTGCAAGATCAGCCGCTTTCAGGCCGGTAGCGTTGGAAGCAACGTCGTTGGCGTACACGTTTGCAGCGTACGGTGTACCACCTGTAAAACCAAGGTCAAAGGTAGCAGTCGTGTTAGTAGTCTCAGCAGTCGTCACATTCACACCAGCCGCCAAAACAATAGAACCGGCAGGTAGAGAGATTATTTGCAGCGTGTCAGCAGCAGCCAGTGCAGTAGCACTAGCAGCAGAGCGAGCAGCAACAATTGCGGCGAAGTCCAAGGTTACTTCAAACTTAGAGATGTCGGTGACGTTCGCGGGGTACGCAGCAGTACCCTTATTGAACCCGAGCGTGTCAGTATATGCAGCCATTTTAATTTCCTTTCAGTATGTTGGGGAGACTTAGAAGCTGATAACAGCCGTTGCCAAAGCTTCGCCCTTGGTAACTTTGTATCCATAGACTTGTAAGCCACGGATAATGTTGCCAAAGGTTGATTCGGAGCGGATGGTTTCCATATTTGTCATCTGTGATGCAAACGTGAAGCCCATCTTGTGACCGGCGATGATGTTGTACTTACCTGAAGACACACTCAAGTTGTGGCTCACGTAGATAGTAAAACGATCAACCATACCCAGACGACCATTACGGACGATAGACTGTGCGTCACCAGTCAACGAAGCGTCTTTCAGTTCAGACTTCTTGATCAAACCAGCCATCTTGGCAGGGATAACCACAAAGCGATCAGCTTCAGGTGAGTTAGCTTCGTCCAATACAGTGCCGAGGTCAACTAACAAGTCAACAACAGAGGTGGTGCTAGAAGCGCCATCCTTGGTCACGGTTAGCGGAGCAGCGCTTGTACCGAGGTTAAATGAGGCAGACTGCTCACCAGCGGTTGCGCCCTTGTTGGCAGCCACGATACCGGGCAGGATGTCGGTCAACACGCGCTGGTCAATCTTGATCTTCATACGCTCAGAAGCGTCCTTTGACCAAGTATCCATCAAGTTGATGTCCGACTGAACCTTGTCCACATCATCCTCAACGCAGGAGAAGTACTCGCCTTTGTCGATGAGAAGTTGCAGCTTGGGCTTGTCCGGATTTTCTACGACCAAGGTCTGACCTTTTACGTAGTCGCGGATGGTAATTTCCGGTGTGGTGCGGATATTTACAGTGTCACCGTACTGGCGAATCTCGCCTTCATAGTCGGTGTTCGAAATTGCTGCGAGCACGGTGGCGTCGTAGAAATTCTCGATCAGTTTGCCAGACCAAATCTCAGGGATAAAGTTACCGCTGTAATTGGGACGGCCGGGGGAAACGGGGTAAGACATGGTGAAACTCCTTTAATCAGGCATTAGCTTGGATGCGATTTTCTCGCTGTGCAGCAAAAATATCGCGTTCGATTCGGTCACGCTCTGGCTCTCGGCCTTTGTATTTACCAGTTCGGACATCGTTAAAAAACTTCTGGATGTCTTGTGGTGAATACATTTTACCTTGATTAGTAGTTGCAGGTGTTCCAGTGTTTCTTGAACGACCGGGGGTAACCTGTTTTTCCAATTCAGAGTTTTGAGCGCGACCAGTGGATTGAGCAACTGCGGCTTGTCCAGTAGACTCTAGCCAAGCACGGAAGAAATTAGCAACACGTTTCGCATCAAGCGAACGCTGCGCATCGTCGAGATAGGTCTGGCGAGTAATGCCCGTCAACGGATCAGCCGCCAACAACCACGACTGAAATGCGTCGTTGTCATTGATCTGGCGAAAGTTGGGGACAACACTGGTCAGTTCAGCCCAGAACCCTTGCTCTGCGGATACTTGCTGACGTTGTGCTACGGCTTGCACCTGCGGCACTACGTTAGTTTGCATCTGCCTAAACATCTGTTCCATCTGCGCAAAGCGTTGTTCCATAGGGATTAACTCCTCACGGGACACCTTACGCATCACATCAAGCGATTCGCCATACTCCTCAACATCTTTGTCGGTAACAATTTTCTCGACAATCTGTTGCGACTGAGCACTCGTTTGCTGTGCGGATAACGATGCAAGCAACTGTTCCATCTGCTGTACACGATTTGACATCTCCCGATTCTGTTGATGCAGGCGGGGGACTTCGGCGTTGTACATACCCTGAAGTGTTTTGTACTTCTGGACAATGGTTTCTTCAGGCAGGTTGTCATCATCCGACTTATGCTCATTTGCGGATGATGGAGCAGCATTGTTCGATGCAGAGTTAGCGTCGGCAAGTGGCGTGTTATCTCTATTCTCAACGGGCGTGACGGTGCCATCGGCGGATGTTGATTCGCCTGTGTTGTCGTCCGGGTTGAGTTGTTGATACAACTGCTGAACTGCCTCGGTCTGCTTACGAATTTGCTCTGGTATTGCCATGTTGAACGCTCCTATCGGTGTGCGTGATTAAAGACGGCGAGTTTCATCATAACTTTGCCGCCAACGCAGGGGCTTCTTTAGTGAGTTTTGTCAACTCACTCAACACTTGGCAGCGCCCCTGAAACACTGCGGTGTTGTTGATTGCGTTCGGTAACTGATCTAGCTCGCGCAAGCGCCATCCTTCAAGCCACTCCAGAAAATCTGGGTGTTGTCGAACAAACAAGGCTAACGCCTTGATCACTTGCGGTTCAGGCTTGATCATGCTGCCCTCCCGCTCACACGATTCTGCACTGTGTTGGCTTCCATTCCACCTTTGGGTGATCCATCAGGATTCTCTCCACCAGATTCTGGAGCTTGCGCTTGCTGTTGTGCAGCAGCCGCTGTTGCCCTAGTTTGAATCTGAGCTTGATAGCCCGACTTCTCCCGAGTTGGAATAACTTCATCCACAGGCATCTGCAACCCTTTAGCGATTTCACGAAGAATCGCTGCCCTACCATCCTTACCGAGAATCTCAAGATCGACGGGGTTGGCGGTTGCGTTGAGGAACTCGATACGGCGAATGTTAACAGTTTCTTTGACCGCAAGATTAATTGCGCCCTTAGCAATAACTTGAACATCGCCTTTAATTGATTCATCTTCGTCGTAGCGCATGTTATACACAAACTGGCGCATAACAATGGGCTTGACTACATCGGTGTCAATGTGCATCACGACTTGTCGGATACCTTTACCGGCAGCGCCCATCAACATGGACAAGCCGGACGATGTACGTCCAGCGCCTTGCACGTTGAGGTCACCATACACGTAAGCAGGAATGCCTGAGTGGTCATCAGCCAACTTGCTAAACCTGTCGTACACAGCTACAAGCTCACTAGCACGAGAGTCAGGCTGTGTAAACCGAATAGCAGGGGCACTCGATCCTACGGGATCGTTGATAGTCTGCCAAATTTTCCAAGGGGCAAGTTGGGTAATGTCTTCGTTTGGCGGCAAACGCTCTACGTTGACTTCAACCTGCGGGCCGCTACTGATACCCATGTTGTTGACAAGCGCACGTGCGGCAGCGTTACACACGCTTTGCAGGTCTTCAATAATCTCGGGTATACCCTTACCCCAGAATGCACCGGGGCACTTGATAAACGAAGTCTTGCAGTACGGCTTCTCACCTAAGGGGTCGTAGTTCAGCACGGCTTTGATAACGATATTGCCCACCATCCAGACGTTGGCATCGTACTCTCGTGCGCTATCGGGTACGTCTTCTTCAGTCAGACCCCACTCGATAAGCATCTTGCCACTGACTTTGCCCCAAAACTCTAGTGCATCAAACTCAGTTGTAGGTTTCATGTACGAGTAGAACTTACGCTCCTCCTCGTTCTTCTGTAACTCTACATCCAAGTTAATCCACGACATGCCGTTGCCGATTTCCAGCACTTTACGTATAGCATCGTCATCGTAGCCCGGAACACCAATCAAATCAGACAACTGCATCCGACTTAAAGGGTGATACTCAAACAAGTAGCCCTCGTTGATGTTGCTGATCCCCGGTTCAGGGTATATATAAAACGGATCGACTCGCTCGCACTCAGGGCCAAGGCGTTCAGTAGGCTCAACAACAGTGCGACCTGTAGCGTCTACCTTCCAACCCAACACGCGCTGGCGGCGTACCACTGGCCCTTTAATAAAGGCGCAGGGGAAAGTAACCAAATCGGTAATGAAGTCGTTAAACGCATCACCCCAGCCGCCTTGTGCAAACTGATCCTGAATCTTGAGCTTCATCTTGTCGGCACGAATCTGTGCCTGTTGCAAAACGTCAAAGCGGTAATCCTGCGACACCATCTCTTTGATCTCACGTATCTCACTAGCGTTGGGTGCTTTGCCGTAGTCTTCAACCATCTTGAGCACACGCTCTGCAAAGATGCCCTGTACTTCCTTGGACTGCGCAGGACTTAGATCAGGGATAGGTGTTGGGTTTAAGTCCCACGGCGGTGTGCCATCATCCAACAAGATGTCTCGCAGCCACGACTCAGCCGCACGGCACTTGACCTCTGTGATCATCATAAAAATCTCAGAGCCGCCTTGTGCGCGAATCTGTTGCAGCTTGCTTGCGTCGTACTCACCGTTACGCTGACGTAGAGCTTGCAGCATCTTTTGCTCAAGAGGGCGCTTTGCCATCTGAGCAACATCCCAGCACTCGCGCAAATACCCCGCTAAGCCAAGGATGACGGATTGGTTCTGACGCTCTTGTATGGCGCGGTCAGTGGTTTCCCGTTCTTGCCGAGCAAGTTCGGTATTGTTGACTACGCGAAGAAATGTCAGTCCAGCCATTTATTTTTTCTTACTTTGTGCCGCTTTCATGCGGGCTTCCGCAGCTTTACGTTGTGCGGGTGTCAGCGAAGTCATCATATCCATATCTTGTGGAGGCTGGCCTTTTTCAACAGTATAAACTCCACTATCTTTAGGGTCAACCGCAGGTTTAGATTCCATAGGTTTTGTAACTACGCCACCCTTTTCATAAGACCTGACGGCTACGCTACCCATCTTAGAGTTAGTAGACGTTACTGTGAACGGTTTGCCTTGACCACATTGCATAGCTGCTCCTTAGAGTTGCGCCAGTATACACACTACCGGAAAAAAAGAAAGCCCCCGGTGGCAGGGGAGCACACAGGGGGCAAAATCCCAACTAGGGGAGGTGACAACTGCAAGTGCAGTGCTGCCAAGCATATCATGTCCACCCCGCAGCCGCAACTGCTTTAATATCCCGGCGTTGCGAAAGTACCGAACCTGCGCCCGCCGAGGCAATGTGCAGCATGAGGTACTGTAGCGCTTCAGCCACATGCGAGTGTTTGTTCTTGTCGATGTCTCCGTCGCCCTTGGGCTTGAAGCGGTATCCACCCATCATGGCAGCTTTAAGCTGTGTACATCGGGGGTCAACAAGGAACGCTGGGTCACCGTCTACCTGCCGCATGAGGTACTCATCTACTGCGTTGATGCGGGCTGCAACGGCGTTGGTCTTAGCCGGAATAACTTTCAGCCCCTCAGCTTTAATGATGTCCACTGCGCTGCGCTCATCAGTCTGCGCCCGCTGCGTACCTGCTGGGTCAACGATGACGAACACCGGAGTGCCGGGGAACCGCTCGTACAGCATGGGCTTGAGCATGGTGCGCACAAACCGTTGCACCCCCATATCAAACGATACACACTCATCAAGTATGAGGGCACGACCTCGTGGGTCTTGCTGCCCTAGCACCGCTGCTGGGGTTAACCCTAAGTCCATGCCAATGACGATGGGCCGTACTCCGTTGACGATAGGCCGTAGGCGTTCCTTCGCCATGTGGTAGTCTGCCCGAAAGTATTTGTACACCGGCATACCTGCACTTGACAGGCCGTACTCGCCATCAATGTATACACGGATGTATTCTTCGCTACGCCCTTGCGTATCGTAGTATCCGTCGGGCAGGTTCTCAATATTCTCAGCGTATGGACTGCGCCCCGAGGGTTGCTTGAACACATCCCACCCGTTGTTGTTGGCTGACACACCATCTTTGGGGTCAAGCCCCTCCATCTGGTAGTACCACCATGTATCCATTGTCGGTGGGTTGGTGTCGCCCCACATTCCATGCCACGTCGGGCCACCGTCTTTGGCCGAGGGGAATCGTCCGATACGTTTGGACATCGCGTCCATGATGTCGGGGTGAATGTCTCGGCACTCGTTGAACCAAGCGAAGGACAACTCCAACGAGTTCAAGTTGGCAACGTCGTCTGCATCGTCCAGTGCTCGGAACATAATCTCGCACTCGATGTCGCCCACTTTGAAGAAGTAAGTCTTGGTGGTGCGCATGTAGTCACCACACACTCCCGGTGGAAACCAATCGAGGAACGTCTTGATCGTCGTGTCCTGCAACTGGCGTGCAGTCTCACGCACAATCGCCGCCCGTGTTTTGCGTATGCCTTGAGCATTGGGTTCTTGCATCGACGCTCGCCGCACAATCTCAAACGAACAAGTTACGGACTTGCCGGAGCCGACCGGCCCCATCAACACCCGCATCTTGCGGTCTGACTCCATGAAC